CGGGAGAAACCCTAGTGAAGGTCTTTAATAATGAGGATTTTCAACGCAGCCTCCAGTCGGCCCTCGGGCGGGTAAAGGACTGGATGAAGAACCTCTTTACCCCTTCCGCGAACGATCCGCTAAAGAACGATTTCGTCGCCCGCTTAAAGCGGGCTATGGGCGAGTTCGAGGATTGGTTGCGGCCTTACTGGAACTCCCTCGTCGGCTGGTTAGGAGACCGGTGGAACGAAATCTGGAATCCGAAGAGCGGGAACCAGGGGCCGGAACTCGTCGGCACCCCCTCCGCTCTCCAAGGGCTTAAGGATACCATAATGTCGATTACCCTCGATATCGAGGCGGCAAAAAAATCCTGGGCCTCTTTTACGACCGGTTTCGCTCAAGGCTTCCGGGAGTCGACCGCCGCTAAAGGGGCCGACGTCGGGGGAGCGGTTAAGAACGCCTCCGAGGCGGTCGCCGGGGCGGCGGATCAAATCACGGGCCGCGTCTTCGAGAGCGTCGCCGAATCCTTTAACGCTTTCGCGAAGACGGTGCGGGACGATAACTTCCAGGCCGCCCTTACCAATATGGGGAAGGTGCTCGGGAGCCTTACCGGCATGACCTGGGAGGGATTAAAGAACGTCGTCGTCGGTCTAAGCGACGCCATCCGGGATCTAGCGGCGGAGCTTAATAAGGTAAACGCGGTTATCGCCGGGATTACCGGGATTAAGAGCAAAATCCTCGCCCCAACGACCCCGAGCGGAGAACCGCTCGATACCTCGTCTATAGGCCATGCCATGGGCGGCATTATTAATACTCCCCAAATCGGCCTCGTCGGGGAAGCGGGCCGGGAATCGATCGTCCCCCTCCGGCAAGACTCCAATACGCTTAGTATCCTAGGGGCGACCTTCGACGCTCTCGGGATTAAGCCGGGCGATCCGACGAGCTGGGGGCAAGAGCTTTTCCCGCCTCCCGCCGGAGGAGCCTTCGGTCTCGCGAGCGGTTACGGTACGGCGGGAGCGGGAGGACCGATCCGGGCGGAGGCCTACGGCCCTAGTCAAGGCGAATACACGCACGATACTCTTTTCGGACCGACCGGGGCGCACCTTATGCAGGGCGACTATGCCGTCTCCCCGGATCTTTCCGCCGGACACTCGCTAGGCTCCATGTTCCGCTTTACCGATGCCGGGGGGCATGAACATACCGGGCGTTACGCCGATGCCTCTTACCGCACGAGCGGCCATCCGAACTCCCGCACAATCGAGGAATGGAACGGGCGGGATCTCGGCACCGTCTCTAACCTAACCTGGCTAGCCCGGGGCGGCATCGTTAATAGTAAGATCCTAAGCTGGCTCGGGGAGAAAGGGAAAGAAGCGGTTATTCCCCTAAACCGGAGCGGCCTAGAGAAAGCCGGGCTTAACGGCGGGGGAGATATCCACCATTATTTCTCCCCCAATATCACGGTCAACGGCGGGGGCCCCAATGTGGCGGAAGAGATCCTCGCCCTTATGCAGAGCCACTTCCCCCGTTTTCTAGAAGAAGCGGCCTTCGAGTTCTCCCGCCGGGCGCTAAGCTAAAGCGTTACCATTGCTGCCAGGGCGGCAACTCCCGCCCGGTAATCCCGAGATTATCCGTCTCCCCGGTAATGGAGGAGGTAACCCGACGACCGCTCTCGTTGCCGTCCGCATCGTAAAGAGGCGTGCCGTTTGCGAAGTCCCGACGCTTTTGGGCGCTAAGAGCGCGGAGGCGGTTGGTTTCCCGCCATGACCCAACCGGGTCTTTAGGGTCCCAGACGAAAGGACCGTCTAAAATATTCGGCTCGGTTAAGGCAACGGAGGCCCGGGTCGTCGGCGTTCCCGTCGTCGGCATCTCCGCGCAACCGGCGGCTAGCACTAAAAGAGGAAGAAGAATTAATCGTCGCATCTCTCTACATTTCGCGGCCTTCCACGTTAACGAGTTCCCTTACCCCTTCCTTAGACGGATCGGGAGGTTGCGTCTTAATTAAATCGAAGGCGAATTCGCAAAGATCGATGTAAGGCATCTGCCAAAGGGATTCGAACTCGATCCCCCCGAACATGGCCACGGTAATCTTTATGCAAAGGCGACGAACTAGCCCCTCCGATAAAAGCGGGCCGTCGTCGCCCTCTAGTTTCCCAGACCGGAAAGCCCTAGCTTAAATCCTTCGGTAAGCCCTAAATAAGTGCGACCGTCGACCCGATCGAAGAAAGCCTCGTCGACCTCGTTTATCCTGGCGAAGCAAAGGATTAAGTAACTGGAATCGAGAAGGAAGGATTCCCCCGGCGGCGGGCGGAAACGCATCTTATACTCCTTCGCGATCTGCTTTAGATCCTTCCCGCTTAGCCGGGAGAAGTCGGTCGAGATAAAGGAAATCGTTTTCCCCTCGAATTCGATCGGCTCCTTTAGTTCGATTCCCGGTGCTTTCTCCGGGCTTTCCTCTTTTACCGGTTCTTCAACTTTATATTCGACCGGCGACGTCGGCAATTCGACGGCATTTATCCCGAGCGGATCTTCGAGAAGGATGTCCTCTTTATTAATGGTAGCGGCCATGCCCTAGAAGTACCCGCCCGAAAAAGAGGCTTAGTGAACCGGCCCGGCATGGCCGATCATGGGGAGCAAAACGAGGACGATAGCGACGATAAGGAGGATAAAGAGAACCACCCAAAAGGCCCGCCCGATCGGCACGCCGAAGGAAGGCCCAATCGTTAGGCAAAGAAGGGTAACGAGGATGATAAGTAGAATGACAACATTCATTCCGCTTTAAGCGAGCCCGAGAAGCGAACGGTCGGCGGCGAGAAGATCGTTACCGTTTACCCGGTAGCGATAGTTGTAAAAATCCCAAAGCAAAGTTTCCGCCCCGTCGAGGAAATAAACGACGTAGGGAGTAACCAGTTCGATAACCGAGTCGCTCTTCTCCCCCGGGGTTAGCTTGCCGGGGTTAGCGCTCTTTACCCCGTCCGCTCCGAGGACGACCCGGAGAGCCTTGCTGTAGCGCTGGTTAGTAGAGGGGTCCTTGCCTTGGATAATCCCCCGTAGCTCGAAATTATCCCCGTCGACGTCCCCAAAAGAGCAAAATTCATCATCCGGCGTATGCAACGTAATTTTGGCAGTTAGCCCCTGGAAATGTCCGGGAATTACAGTTTCCATTTTTCCGGCTAGACCGCTCCCGGTAAGTTCCATGGTCAGGGCGTTCCAGTTCGGAAGCTCGGCGTCCGCCGCCCCGAGAAAGATATTTCCCTTACCCACCCTTCTCAAAGTGAAGTTGCGAATTACCGTGCCGATACGAGGGGTAGCCATATTTTAGAATTACCCGTTAAAAGTTAAGGGGTCTGGTTAGGGAAGATCTCGAGAAGGAACTGCGGATTAAGCTGGATATTAAATTGGATCCATTGCGCCGGAATTGGCGGCATGATACTTACATAAAAAATAGCGTGCCCGGCCTCGAGCTGGCCAAGGGTATTATCTTGCACCCGGAAATCGATCGTGCCGTCGAGGAGCGCACCGACTTTAATAAAGTAGCCGATCATCTGGTCGACGGTATCCCGCACCATCTCCGCCCATCTCTGGGTCATCGGCTCGTCGACATATTGGAAAGCTTGCAGCTGCAAACTATTTTTGAGAAATGCGACCATCCGGCGGACCGAAATCCACATGTCCTTCGGGTCGGTGGAATTGGGGTAGATTGCGCAATAATTTCCCCATGCTCTCCATTTATTAAGCCAGTTAAGGCCGGTCCAGATCGCTTGCCCCTTTAGGAGATCGGCAGCGGGCTTTGGCTGATGAACGATCGTCCCATCGTGCAGAACGAGAGAATCGATCGGCAAACCGACATTTGACGGACTCGCATAAGGCAAAAAGTTCCGCGAGATATCCGTCTCCGCCATGGTCACGGCGCAATGGGTAGAGAGGCTAACGATTAGCCCGCCGAGAGCCGCCTCCGGCCAACAGGCGATCTGTTGCCCTCCGGCGATATTAGCCGCCGTCTTGCCATCGAGGGCGTCGTTGCGGGTGCGGAAAGTCTCCGTATCGATCTGCACCGGGGCGATCGCCTCGAAACAGTTATTCACTACGGTGCGGGCTTGCATGACCGCTGCCACATTATGATCGATATCGTATTTGGGAACGCAGATAATGGAGGGGACGATCTGATATTTTGGAAAAACGGTTTCGATAACCTCGAGACCGGTATAGGAGTCGGTCTCCGGGTCGTAGCCGCCGATAATATCGTTGACCGTAACCTGGGTCGGATCGCCGCGTAGATAGTCGATCGTTACCGTCGAGTTCGGGGAAATACGCCCTCCCTCCAGAGCGGTAAAGACACAATTAAAGTTCTGGTCGTAGCCGAGGAGGTAATCGGCCCCTCCGGAGCTTAAATTATTGTAGAGGATGGAGCCGTCCTCGTTCTTAACGACGACCGAATCGCCGTAGACGTCCGGGTCGGAAATAACGAAGGTAAAGCCGGAGAGGGTTACCGGGCCGAGGGAGATCGGCAAATTATGGATGCGAGGATCGAAGACGTTATTGTAAACGTTAGCCGAAACGTTCCCCACAACCATGGCACGGTAGGCATGCGGAAGGAGTGTCCATTTATCGAAATCGCCGGGATTCATGCTGAACCCGAAGGCGGAGGTAAAGTCGCTAATATCGAGGGTTACCACCGCCTCATTGGCCACCACCTTCGCCGTCGTAATCGCCCCCGAGCCGACGGAGCCGTTTTGGACTCTATGAACCGGCGCGGTACCCGTAACAAAATTAATCCCCGAGTCGGCAACGATCGTTGCCCCGATAGGCGTTTGTAGCTCGACGGAGCTAATTCCATAAACGGTCGTAACTACAGCCATAGGTTTCTCTCTTTAAAGGGATTTTCTAAACGAGGGTTATCGGGGCCACTTTGGCAAACTTCTTCGCGTAATAGGCGTAGACCTGGGAGATGGCGGAAGTGGGCACCTTTAGGTCGGCAACGGTGCGGGCGAGCACCTCCGTCGGCACGAAAAGGGTAACCATGCTCGGATTCTCGTTAATCCGCTCTTGCACCGCCCTCGGATAGGCCCCGTTGCGAAAGGTAGTATGGGCAAATAAACCGATATCCGCCATACCCGGACCCAGGTACATCGTCGGTTTTCCTAGAGGGGTGGTAGCCATCTTCGAGCTAGAATTACCCGAAGACCCGTTTCGACGACCCGGCGCTCAGTTATGGACCGGCCACTGGCGATCGGGATCGGTAATCGCCCGGGGGTGCGGGCTATCGTTCTCGTAGAGAAAGGTATCCCCCTCGACGTTATCGCTCTCGTCCGGGGCGGAACCCATATTGTATTCGAGGTCGATCGAGCGGATAAAGTAGGGTTCCCGCCCGGCGATTATTTTCCCCCATTTCGGCTTCCCGGTAAGCTCGTAACGCTGGGCAAGCACCCGGTAACGGAGAAGTTTTAGATAAAGCATCTCGGTTAGATGGCGGCAATCGAGATTGCCGCTAAAATCCGGCGCGTCGTCCCAGAGGCTTATCATGAGCCGGACGGAGATTAGATATTCCCCGAGGGGGTGAAGTTCCAGTTCGCCGGAATGGGCCTCGACGATAATGGAGGGCACTAGCGGCGGGTTTAGGAGCCCCTCCGGGCTTACTAGATTAGAGGGGGCCTCTTGCACGTAGACCCGGGGAGTTATTAACTTGTAGCCCGCCTCCGGGCTCGGATTAGGGCATTTATAGACCTCCTCCTTAACCCAGAAGGTAAGATGATCGAAGAGGGCCCGCTCGAGCGCCTCGCAGGTCCACCCGTAGTACCATTGCCCAATTTGCCCGCCTTTTAAGATTTGCATAGGGGTTAAGCCGGTTTCCCGAGAGCGTGCCCGAGGGCCCGGTCGGCCTGACGACCGAACTCGTACTCGAAAGCGTCATGCGCTTCTTTATCGACCGAATTAATAATGTCGTGCTGCTCGAACATCTCCGCCACGCCGATGGTGTAGAGCTGGCTAAGGGCTTGCTTAGGGGCCAGGGTATTGCCCCGCTTACCGATCTTCGGGGTTAGCGCGGAAGCGGCGATCCGCTGGAAAACCCCGGAGTGCCCGGATTTCATTACCGCGACGAAAGCCCCCGGAACCGGTTTGGAGGAGCCTTTAATTACCGAGGCCTTAATAACCGGGCGCGGCGGCCCGGGATGAGGGGCGGAAGGTAAAATATTAAAGTAGCCCAGCGCAAAATGAGTGCTATAAGCGACCAAACCGCCGGAGAGATTATCCGGGGTCGCCTTAACCATGTGGAGGACTTTATCTTCTTCATCGTAAAGGCGTTTTTGAGAAATATTATAGCGACTACGGATAGCCCGGGAAGCGTAGGTACGGGCCTTCGCGGTCGCATAATTAATCGCCAAGGAAGTTACCTTCGGGATCTCCGCCGGAAGGGAAGAGAGCCCGGCCTGGAGCTTCTTAATCTCCTCCGTATCCATGGTTATCCCGCCGTAGACCGTGGCCATCTTTTACCGGTTCCTTACCAGTTTTAAGAACCAAACCTCATAATCGTAGATGACGTCGACAACATGAAAAGCGTAACCCGCCGGGCTCTCGATAAAGAGATCCGGTTTCGGATGCCCGTAGAAATCGGCCCGGCGGATACTGAGGAGAACGTCGCCCTGGTAATAGACGTTCCCGGCTCCCACGTTCGCGATCGGCTGCTCCCGCAAGGCCTCGTTCGACCAGATTACCGTCGGGCGGGAGCTAATCCGCGTCCCGTCCTCGCTAAGGTAGACGAGTTCCCGTTCCTCCCCGGCCACCTCGAGAAGGCGCTCGAAACCCGCTAACATAGCCGTATCGAAAGCATTCATCTACGGGTTAGAAGTACCCGTTAACGCAACGCGCCCGCCGTACTGTCTAATTCGGGCGGGCGCGTCGACATGGCCTTCTAACGGGAGGGGGAGAGAGGGAGAAAATCGCTAATTGGCGGAGAGATGGTCGAGGTTATGCTGGTAATGACCGACGAAGCGTTTAAGCATGGCCGTATCCGTCCAAACCTCTACTTTCGTCGAATAACCGGAGCCGGGGCCGCTATGGGCGGAAATGTAGCTTTTTGCGAAGGCCTGTTGCGTCTCGATCGGGGTTTCCGGACCGTAAACGAGGGACGCCGTTGCGTACCCGCTCGGGCCGCCCGCATAAGTCAACGTAATAGCGCGTCGCATAAGGGGAAATTAAGCGGAGGTAATCCGGCCTAAGGCACTCGGGTTGACCATGGTATAACCGTAATTAGCCTCGACCGCTTGCGTCCGCTGGCCGGAATCATTATTGTAATAGTCCCTAAAACCCAAAGTGAAACCCGCGTCATTGGTCAAGGCGAAGGCGCTTAGGTAGGTATTACCGGGCTGCGGATCGAGGTACCGACAAGCGACCGCCATAGCATCCGGGCGGGCCACGAAACCGGTAAGGTTTTCCCCGTTGCTGGGGATGAGGGCGCTCTGGTTAAGGGTAAAGCCGACAATCTCGGTTAGCTTGCCTTGCTGTCCGGGAAGGGTCGAACCGATCGCATAAGCGAGGCGGACGTCGCTATCGCCTAAGAGACCGTTATAATAGGCCGGGCTAAGCACCCCCAGGCGGTCGAATTCCGGCCAATAGAGATTATCGATAATCGTCTTAATGGCGATTAGGTCGTTCGAATCGAAGGTGGAGGCGGCCCCGGTAAAGATCGGCGCACCAAAATTGGCGGCGGTAATGATGCTCCAGATATCTTGCAGCACACTTTTCGCTAAAAGGTAGCCGAACTGTCTGCCGAATTGTTCGATCCGGATAAGGTTGTTCACCGCGAACTCGACGTCGGTTAGCCCCCAGCTAACGAACTTGTGCTTATTGATAACCACGTCGACCCCGGCGGCATTGGTATTGCCCGCCGCATAGCTCCCGGCGAAATCGACCGCCCCGGAACCCTGGGAGGGGATATAGAGCACCCGCACGGCGGAGCCTCTCTGCGCGGCAGCCGCGCTAAAATCGGAAGCGAAACTCGTTAGAGGCTGGATCATGGCCGTAAACGCTTCGAGGACGGCATTCGTTAGAATAACCGTCGAGGTATTAGTCCAAGTATTGGTCGCCATACGTTACTTTCTCTTTGCGTATTCCTTCGCGATTAGGGCCCGGTGTTTTTGGAAATAGGTCATTCGCTCGGAGGGGTCTTCTAGCGCTTCTAGTTGCGCAATGTGACTGCCTAGAAGTACCCCGTTATCGGCGGCGAGGGTTTTGCTCTTCTCGGCGCTTACTCCGGTGGCAGACAATTTCCTCGCAGCCAAAATATCTGCGTCTTTTAATTGCGCAGTAAACTCCGCCGTTTGCGTCTCGAGTTTCTTCGCGAATTCGGCGGCCTGAATCTCTTGCGCCTTAACGATCCCTTCGAGAATCGTCTGGAACGACTTTAGACTCTCGGAGATCGAAGAGACGGTCGCTTCCAGCGCCGTCACACGCGGATTTTCGGGAACGGGAGCCGCGTCCGTTTTATTTTCCGCGTTGGCGGTCGATTCTTCATTCATAGGAGGTAGAGAAAAAAGTCCATTGGGGTTCGCCGCTGGGTTATCCACTAAATCGCAACTAAAAATTTCTATGCAGCGGACCGCCGGTAAGGGGAGCCCGGCCACCTTTTCGACGTCGAAAGAAAAGGCCACGGAAAGCCCGATCGACTCCGGGATCGTCGAGGCTAGCTCCATGACATAATCGGCGGAGGGGGAGTTCTCGAGGAGATGGAGATCGCCGCGAAGATGAGAAAATTCCTGGTCATCGTCATCGTCGTTATCCGGGTCGTAGTTGGGATCGGCCTCGTCGTTTACGTCGTCGATATTGCTATCCGGGGTAATCGAGAAATTGTCTATATAGCCGACGATATCCCCGACGTTATCGGAGTGGTTAAGCTTAACCTTTAAACCTCCGGCGTAGGTTTCCGCGCTAGCCATTAACGTCGCGAGCGTCGTTTTATCCGCCCAGACATCGTGCCCTTGGACGACGCCCTCCGTAATTAGGCTAACCCCGCTAATCGTCCGGCTCTCGGCGTCGATTTTCGAAGCCCCCGCTCGGGCAAACTGGATAATTTTCCCCATCGCGAGCTAGAATTACCCGCGACTAAGCGCTGACGGTAGGCGCGACGGGTTTAAGCGAAGGTTTCGGGGCCCGCGATCCGTTCGGGGAAGAAGAGGGCGGTTCTTCCTCTTCGGAAGAGCCGGGCGGCTGCCCGTTCGGGAGAATAAGCGCCATTTCGTCGTCGGCGATCTCCACCCCGAACTCGGTGCCCACTTTTTTAGCGATAATTTTGCGCAAGGCCACTTCCCGGGCCCGCCGGATAAGGTGCTCCTCGAGATCTTTCCCCTCCGCGTCGAGAATGTCGCACAAATTCTGGATCCCGGCCCGCCAGTCGGCCTGATCGGCCATCTTATCCCGCCCATAATCGACGCTTAGCCGGGGCGGCAAGGTAAAGTCCCAGCGGAACCATTCCGGCGACTCCGGCAAACGGCCCATTTTTATAAGCTTCGCGACGGCATAGCCGATAATCCGCTTGGCGATCGGGCGGAAAAGCTCTTGCCGGTCCTGGATGGCCCGCATGGCCTGGCCGATGACCAATCTCGAATTCGTTCCGGAGAGAGCGGAGGCGTCGAGAGCTAGCTCGAAGGGCCAAGGGAGCCCGACACAGGCCTGCCGCTCTAGCCTTTGCATAAATCTCTCCCAGTTTTCGCTCGGATTGCGGTTCTGAAGCACTTGCATCTTGCCCCCGGTGCCGCTCCGGAAGTATTTAACCAGGCCCCCGGCAAATTGCTGCATGGTAATCCCGGGCGGAACGACGATGGGAGGCGATCCGGCTTGGGCCTGTTGCATTAAACTCAACATGTTAGTCGGCCCGCCTTGCTCGTTCTCCTCGATTAGCCCGATCGAGCTGGCCAGCATGGCCGCTTGCTTTTCGAAGCCCACCGTAGACTTCAAATCAAGCAGATCTTGAATAGCGTGGGTTAGCCCGGGAAGACCTCTAACCTGGTCGGGGACGTCCGGATCGCTAACGAGGATGGCGTCCCGGGCGCTAATATCCGTGTAATCCGAATCGTCGAGGCCGGTATCGCCGCCGATCTGAATCCGATAGGCGACCGGTCGATCGACGTCGTTTAAGATAACCCCATTCCAGATCCGCAGGCCGCGATAGGGGCCCTTTTCGATCCGGGTCTGGTAGACGTCCCCGACCATAATCCGGTGGGCGAGCACGGTCTGGATCTGCGGGTAGCCGTCCTCCGTCTCGCTTAGCAAAATAAGGATGTCGCCGTCCCGGTCCATGCAAATAGAGGCGAGATGGAGGGAGGTAACGAAATCGAACCCCCGGGTATCGGCGACCCCGTACCATTCCTCCTTTAAAAGGGTCGTCGCGAGCGTGCCCCAGACCTTATCCTTCCCCTCGAAGCGGGGCTGCCAGGCCCTTCCGAAGCTATAGTTCGTCCTTTGAAGGATGGCAGAGCGGGCGCTCCCCAGGTTATGGAAAAGCTTGCGGGCGGCACTTCGCAACTGAGCGAAGTCGTAGGGACTCACCATGCGGAAGAAGTCCCAGTTCTGGAGAGCGAAGTAGGGTTTCGTCGGATCGGGGCGGCTCGCGTCGACGAGCCCCCAGCTCCCGTAGTTTTGCGGAATGCCGAGCTTCATGACCTTTTCCGGGTCGTCCGGGCGGACCAGTTCCTTAAAGGCATTCGTTAAGCGGGCTAGCATCGTTCTCGGCATAACGGGGGTACCTTTTACCAGTAGGTCGCTACGGTGTAGTCTTGCGGGTAGGTCATCATGTAGTTACTAATTTGGGTCGCCGAGAAGTTGCGGATTACCCAGTCCGCCTTGGCGATAAGGGCCTGGATGGTTAGCATCGGGATCGATTGCCCGCTCGACGCTTGCGGGAAGGCGAAACTCGTTCGCTTGCCCCCATGCATCGACTCGGAGATATACATGCCGCCTTGCTGGCTTATCAGCACCGCCTGGCCGCTAACCAGGGCCTGCCATTGGCTCGGGTTAGCGAGACCATATTGGATTAGAGCGCGGAAGAGCCATTCGAGAGGAGGTACCATTGCAGGGTAGAATTACCCGGGAGGGAGGTGCGAGCGGCCTGGACTAGCTAGTCCAGCCGCCCGCTTGCCGGGGTTCTTTCTATGCGCGGAGACACTCGTCCGGCTAGTCTCCGTCCGCCTATTAAAAGCCGCCGAGCGGAAGGCGGCCCGAGTCCTAAACGAAAGTAACTACCCGGCGATGGCCGTCGCCGCCGCCGTCGTTACGTCCATATCGACGTTAAACTGTTCGTCGAGCCGGAGGATATCGCAAGAGATCGCGAAGACGATCTGCATCGTCTCGCAGTCCCAGGCATGGTTAGGGCGGCTCCCGACGACTACCCAGCGCTGGGCGGGCCCATGATCGCCGGGAAGATCCTTCCGGATCTCGGCGCTCATTTGCTCGGAGTAGACCCCCGGGATATCGTTCGGCACTTCGAAGGGCCGCAACCGGCCCATGCGGAGAAGCGAGAGCACGTCCTTACAATGAAGATTCGAAAAGGAGAGCGCGTAACAAGCCCGCCCGTCGATCGCAATCGTCTGGAAGGGGGAGAAGGGCTTCTTAACCGGGGGCTTATCCTTCAGTGGATGGGTCCAGCTATTAACCCGGTCCCCCCGGAAGGCGATATGCCCGCCCCGGGCGCAAAAGGAGTAGACGTTCCCCGAGTCGTAACGGCAATCTACAGCCACCGCTGTGCTCAGCACCTTATAGCGCTTCGCCAGGGCGGTAATCTCCGTCCAATCGTTAATCCGGTCGTAGTAGAGAAGGCGGCTACTCCCGTCCGCCCGCCAGGCCCGGACCAGGGCCCAGAAGTGCCCGAGCTGACGATCTACGGTAAGGAACCGGATCATCTCCCCGGGAATAAGCTGACCCTCGAGATACTGCCCAACCCCGTACTGCCCCGCTTGGAGCTGGATCTTCGGTAACTCCTCCTCGTCGGACCAGAACTCCGCGCATCTTTTTTGCTTCCATTGCCGCATAGCGGCCTTATCCCCGATTTGCTTTATCCGGTCGTAAGCGACGATAAACTCGAGCACGATATTCGCCCACGGTATCCACCATACCGCTAGCACGTTTAAGTGGAAACCGATCCGCTCCGGCCAGGCATTATTTTCCTCTAATGGGCGGTAGGAGCCGGAGTCGGAAAGCCGTCGGCGGTTGTATTCGGTATCGTTAAAAGAAGCCTCGCACTTCGGGCAGGCTACCCGCACCGATTTAACGATCCCGGCGATGTCCCATTCCCCCTTCTCCGTCTTAAGCGAGTCGTATTTTAACATCTCCCGACCGCACGAATAGGCGTTCCATTCGTTACAGTTGGGGCATAGCCAGCCGTAATCGTGCTTTAAGGTCGTTTCATGAAGTTGATAATGCTCGTCGTTAACGACCCCCGCTTGCCCGAGAGCGAGAAGCACCCCGTTGGCCCGGTCGTGCAAACGGGCAAAAGCCTCCTTTACCATGCCGGAACCGAAGAGCCAAACCTCGTCGAGGAGCACGTAGCGGCAACTTTTACTTTGCAGCGTGTTGAGATTTGCGCCACCGAGACGCAACATCATGTGCGGAAATGCAATTTCCGTTTTTCGTTTTGCGTGCCGGTTTTGCGGCATTAAAACCCGCACCGCCGTTATGGCGTTTAGCATCGGCATGAGACGCTCCTCCGCCCAATCGGCAATGTCGTCGTCGCTTTGCCCGACGAAGAGGGAAGGCCCCGGATCTTGCGCGATTATGTAGGCGCTAAGGATCTCGATAAAAGTGGTCTTTCCGGCCCCAGTTGGTCCGATGAAACTAAGTACCTTGTATTCCCCGGAGGCGAAAGCGGTTAGGACCGGATTCCAGAACCGGGCAAAGGAACGCTCGAATTTCGGATTGCGGTCGCTATGCGGGAAAATAACGTGCTCCTCCGCCCAATCGAGAATGTTGAGCCGCACCTCGGAAGCGGCCAGGGAAAGGATATGCCCGAGGATCGCCTGGTACTGGACCCGGTCCGGATGGCGGAGATCGGCGAGCACGGGGTTTAAGCCTCCTCGGAGCCGTAGACGACCTGAGCGCTTTCCCGCAAAATCCCGAGAAGACGGGTGGCGATGGCACTCAGTTTCACTTTCTCTATTTCGTTTTCCGCCGAATCGGGGAGTTTGCGGATCTCGATAATAATCGGGGCTAGCATTTTCGTTATCCGGTCCTTGTAGGCGTCGACGGCGATTAGGCGGCCCCGCTCGTGCTCGACCTTTATTACCATGCGCTCGGCGTTAAGAAGGGCTTTGCTAGCGTCCCGGTGCTCCTTGCGGAGGTACTCGATCTTATTCTGGATAAGGCTAAGAGTGCGCTCCGCTTCGATAAGCGCTTTCTTTCCCTTTGCGTTATCCCGGGCTTCCCGGGCTTGCGGGAGGCTAACGTTAACCCAGGCCTCGATTTGCCCGGAGACGGTGCGCTCGAAGGTCTGGAGCCGGGAAACGACATCGTAGGGATCGGTTCCTTGCGCCAGTTCGAAGGAGGGCGCTTGGAGAACCTCGCTCGGGGGCGTCGGCAAGCCCTTATGCGGGCGGTTAGAGGCCTGCCATTCCTTCGCCGCATCGATGGAGGCGTTCGGCATCCCGTGCCGTCGGCGCCATCCGCTTACCGTCGATTGCGTTACGCCGAGGGCCTTCGCGATTTCGGTGTCCGTAACTGGACCATTTACTGTCACCATCATTTCAGGAAGCAGTTTTTACATTATAATTCTTTTATGTAAAATACGCTCGGACCGCTCCCGTTCCTTTCTTGTAGAAAAGAGATTCCTTCAGTGGGGGGCCAGGATCTAAAAAGATGGATATATGAGCTGGGATAGAATTACCCCGACCCCCTTTCGGAGACTGTAAAGCGGTCGAAAAGCTAGTCATAACTCATTTTATTACAGTTACTGGTTGATTGTGCACGTGATTTAATCTAGGCTGTAGACCCGTCTCGCCATTAACGACGACGATCGGCACTCGACGGTACCATCGCGCCCTCGGCGGGCAAGAGGGTAAAATTCCCGCCATGCAATCGAGTAGCATAACCGTTTGCCACGGTTCTAAAACCAGAAGTAACGGCCAAAGTTTAGGGTCCCCCCGCTCGAGAAGGCCTCGTAGTACCTCTAATGCTTCTTCCCGCCGGGCATGCTCGGATTCGACGCGGAGGCGAAACTCATACAATTTAGCGCGCACTCCGGCAATAGTCGCTCGCACTAGGTTCTCGATCGACTTCGGATCGAGACTATGGCAAGGAAGTTTCGCCACTTCCGCGCTTAGTTCGGAAATGTATAATTGTTCTCCATTATCTGCCATGTCCAGATAACGCCGGGCAACGTAACGCATCAGGTTTTTATGCGGCAAGCCTTCCCCGATCTCGTTCGGGATCATAAACATTAACTGTTCGAATTCCGCCGCCCGTTTCTGCACCGATTCGTTGCTAACGAAAGAGCTTTGCGAATCCTCGAGATCGAGATAATTGCCCTCCTCGTCCGTTGGCCAGTCGCCCCGATACTTATCCGCGTTGCGCTTTTTGCGTAGCCATTTCTGAAACGTGTTGCCGATGCTGGCCGTTAAGTAGGAAAAGAACTTGGAGCCGTTATCCGGCTTATAGCTGTCGAGAATTTTGGGCAACTTAAGGACGAACTCGGAAACGATCGCTTCTAGCTGCGATTCGCCGACGCTGGCTAACCAACCACTCTTTAAGCTGAGCCATTCGATAAGCGGAATGACCTCGACGACGATTTCGCGGAAAAGCCTTTCCCGATCCTCCGGCACAAAATGCAATTTTTTATAGAGGGAAACGAGAGCTTCTAACTGCAAATTGCCGCCCGGATCGAAAAAATAAGCTTCTCCGCGCCGGTATCCGTTGCCGTTGCCATTTAAGGGTTTATCCATTCGTTTACGGATGAGAATTACGCGCCTCCAAGTTTTTCTGGAGAAGGTCGAGAATCTTTTGCTGGTTTTGCAGAGCTTGCGAATCGCTATCGAGCATTTTCGAACCGTTGGCTAGAATTTCGCCGTTTTGCTTAATGCTCGTTTCTAAACCTTCTAGAATGGCGGTCTGATTCTCTAGGCTTTTTTCGATTCCCTCTAAAGCGATCGCTCGCTGGCGGCCTTGTTCGCCGACTTGGGTAACTTCGGAGATATTAATTCCTTGGAGACCGAGTAACGCCGCGCCGAGTGCGCCGGTTAGGATTTTCGTCCAATCGACCGAGTGCTTACCACCGTTTTTCCCGGCTCCGTTAGAGTTATCCGACATTTTCCTTGCCGGATAAATACGCGCTAACTCTCCCCTCCGCGAGAAATCCGGGCCCTAATCGAGCGCAACCGTAAGTTCAGTCTCGAACGGATAAAGGGTGAAGTAGGCCTCCGCCGTCTCTCGGTCGACCACCTCCCAGTAATGCTCTCTTAATTCGCGTTCGGAGTGGTCGGCTTGCCCCGCCGTCCAAGTCAACCCCTTTAACGCCACGGCGTAGGAGCAAAAAGAATGCCGGAGCACGTTCTGCGGCCAGGGAGAGATACCGGCTTTCCCCGCCGCCTCCGTCATTACGATTTGCAAGCCGGGCCGGGGAGGGAGGACGGATGTTGCGGGAATTCCCGCAACGTTATCCTCGGGAATTCTAGAGCGCGTCGAAAACGCGAATCTCGAGGATTCGACGCTTTCTTCGGTTATGAAGCAGCTCGAGGATGCGAGGATCTTCGCTAGATTCTCCGGGATTTCGAGGAGCTTGCGCTTGCCGTTTTTGGACTTGGAGAATGGTAAATCGATAAGCTTGCGGTCGAGCTTTATCTCGCTCCAATCCAATCGCTCCACCTCCGCCCGCCGCAAGCCGGTAAAGGCGGAGAGCGCGAAGAAGGGGAGGAAATCCGGGCGGAGTGCGGCGAGGAACTTTTTAAGTTGCTCCGGGGTAAGCACGGAGATTTGCCGTCCTCGCTTTGCCGGATCGTTAAAGGGGTCGACCTCGGCTAGGGGATTGGCCGAGAGGAGGTGCCAGCTCTTGGCCATGTTAAGCACGTTTTGCACGTAACCCAGGTGGCGGTTGCGGGTCTTTACGGCTAGGTCGAGGGACGACAGCCAGGTCTTTATCTCGTTCGCGGTAAGGAGAGCTACGCTCGTCGTTCCGAAGCGTTGCTCGAATTTGCGGAGCGTTTCCCGCATGCTTTCGGCGTGGCGATCGGAAATCTCCTTCTCTTTAAGACGGCGCTCGAATTCGACCCTTACCCGTGCGCACAGTTCGCTTACAGCGATGGCGCCTCCTTGCCGGTCTAAATGATCCCGGAAGAAGTGCACCGCGTCGTAGAGGCTTTTCTCGTAAGGCCGGAGCATTTCAATGCATTCGGCAACCATAACCCGTTGCGTGTCCGTCAGGGAAGTCTTCGTACCGAAGGCGGCGATCTGGTCGTTTAGGTTGCGGGCGGCGGCTTTCGCTTCCTTCTCGGTAACGAAGTAATACCGTTCCCGCCGCCCGGACGGACGGCCCTCGATCTTCCATTCCTTCTTGCCGTTGGGGGAGGAGAGTTTAAAAACGCGAAAAGACTTGGACGACGGCGGGCGCGGCATAGATATTTAAATCTACGCCTATTTAAGCCCATAATTAAGGTTTTTCCAGTTCTTTCCCGTTCCTTCGCGTCGCTTCGCCCCTGGGGAAGGGCTACATCCCAAGCGACCCTAACGGGATTCGAACCCGTCATTTCACCTGGGAGTGGCTAAAATTAAGCCCACTTTAGGCCCGTAATAGCAGATCTTATGCCACTTTCGCGCTCTTCTTTAGCTCGGCATAAGGGACGAGAGGTTGGGGGCCGCGCTTATTCGTGCGGGCATTGGATTTTAGGAGTCCGGCTTTTTTCTTCATGCGGTATGTCTTGCTCTTCTTACTCGCATCTCGCCGGGAGCTTTCGTTAACCGGGGCGACGACGCCGAGATATTCGAGGGAGTTCTTTACGAAGGGGTTTACCCGGGTAAGGAGGGCGGTCTTGCCGGTAAGGTCGAAACGGTTAATATAGCGTTGTGCTCGTTGGTTAAAATAAATGCGGAACCGGTGGTTGAGGCCCGCGATTCTTTCCGTCCAGTAAAAGAAGCCGTCCTCGTAGACGGAGATACTCTTCAGGAGAATTTCCCGCTTCGGATCGAGGATCATGATCCGCCGGGCGACCACCTTTAGAAGATTGGCAAATTGGCAGGTGCGCCGGTTTTTCGTATGGCATTGCTTTTTAATGTATTCCCACTCCTTTTCGGTGGGATTAAAACGTAACCAGGGTATAGCGGTGGGAGGTGTAGGGGTAGGCATAGTTGTAAGAAGTTTAATGTTTAGGGGTTTTAACAGGTTTTCCATAGACGGTTTTCGCCTGGAAGCTGTTCCGCTCCAGGAACTCCGCGATATTGCGCCGGGTAAACAGCCAATGCCGTTTTCCGAGCCGCACGAAACCGATCCGCCCGGCGGCACACATTTCCCGAAGGACCCGGGTGCTTAGGCGTAGTTCTTTGGCCGCCTCGGCCAGGGTTAATTTTTCTTCGCTCATCGTCTTCCTAGAACGCGAAGCGACGGAAGACGACGGAAAAAAGTTCAAAGGCGTTCAAGGGAACGATAGAAAACGCGGCGAGCGGCAATCCATCGCCGCACCCGGGCCGGTAATTATTTCCCGGGCGTGCGCTTTACGGGAAAGGAGCGTGCCCGTATTGTAACGAAACCTTTATATCCTAAAACAAAAAACGCGGCCTCCCCGGAAAGAAAAGCCGCGTTTTTACCTAGTCTGACGAATGCAAAATAACTCCGTTTCTGGAGACGTAAAGCCCCTTTCGGAGCTTTCTAATGAGAAATTTAACGGCGACGAAGAGGTCGTCGTCGCTCAGCGTTCGATCGCCGAACTACGGGCGGAGCGGGAGCTAAAGACGGAGTGCCCGGCGGTCGAGATAACCCCGGAGGACGAGTTCCTCGCCCGGCTCCTCCGCAACCTGCAACGCCCTTTCCTTTACTGGCTCTCGCCGGAGGAGAAGACGGCGCTAAAGCGGATCGGCCTTTTGCACGGGGAGGCGGTCTGCGACCGGCTTTCCCTCGAAGTTTACCCTAAGCCGGTAACCTACGTCTCGAAGAAAGGGTACTACATAATGAAGGGCATCGTCGGGATAAGCCTGGCTACCGGGCGATTCTACCTCGGCAAAAAACCGGGACATTCGAACGGCGACGGGGATCTTATCGAGACCTGGGCGCTATTCCGGAACGTTAATTTCCCGGTAGCGGTGCGGGAGCTTACCGAGTTCCTTATCGGGCTCCGGGCAAGGGAAGCCCGGCAACGGGCAAGCCTTAACCGGGAGAAGGTGCCGCTCGACGAATTAAAGCGGTATCTTTGGCAAGCCTTCGAGAAGCGGGAGCTTATCGTCGGGGAAAAGGTGCTCTTTCCGAAAGGGGAGGGAAAACGAATGACCTGGGTAAGCGCGGGCGGGGTCTTCGAGATACTCCGGGAGGTCTACGGGGAGGCATGTACCGGTTCGGATTACTTCGCTTCCCCGGCGGGAGTGCGGGCGCTACTCGATCTATGGGTAGAAAGCGGATGCGCCGGTCTTTTCCGGGTCGACCGCCGCTGGCGACCGAAAGGAGTCGTTCTCGCCGAGGCAAGGCAGGTCGAGTTCGCTTTCTATCCCTCCGGCATATATGTTAAACCCTTCTCCGGGAATAACTTACTCCTTAACGCCTTTCGTAAAAAATACCTTAGCGCACCGATTTAGCGCGGGAAAAAGTTAGCGCGGGAAAGCTCTCTAGAGAACTACCATACTGGTAGTCTAAGAAGAGACTAGTGAGCTAGTACGCGTATTAGCGTATACGCGTCTTAACTGTTACGTATGTAACAGTACTCTAGAGAGCTTTCCCGCGCCGATAATTTCCCGCGCTTTGGAATGTATTTTAGACGCTATCCGGGTCGTTATCCCCGTGTAGTTCGGAATGGCGGACCAGGGTCTCCATTAGCCGGAGCGCCTCCTTCGCCGGGATAAGCTTCTTGCCGGAGACTTGCTCGTTAGTCGCCGCGTCGTAGATCGCGTAGGCGTCGCTATTTTTAAGCTGAAAGTAACGGTACCCTCGTTCCCGGGCGGTTCTTACGAGCCGGTCATGCTCGGAGGTCCGACCCGTCTTTAAGCGATACCGGAGTTCTTCGATGGATAGCGGCATAGCTCATTTTATCTAACGGCGGCCCCTTATTCAACTTTATCTCCATGCTCTGACTATTGACCATAGCCCGGGTTCTTCTCTAAAATGACCAGTTAGTAGATTGTTGCCGGAGCAATCATATCTACGATGTAGGGATCGCCGCCTGTAAAACCCGTGAACATTCATTAAAATAATCCTAGACTGTCGCGCTGACAGTACGATTTGTTAGGCTTATGAAGGTTAAACTCTCGAAGAGCGTCGAGAAAAAGGTCGTCTCTAATTATTTCTCCGCTCTGGCCCGCAAGGCCAACGCGAAGACGATTCCCGGTTCGGCGGCGGCCAAGGCCCGCACCGCGAAAGCCCGGGAGGCTTTAAAGCGCAAGCGGGAGGAGCGCAAGGCGGCGAGAGAAACGATCGTCGCTCCCGCCGTGCCCTCGGCGAGCAATCCCCCGGTTTGGACCGCCGTTATCGAGAGCGAGGAAACCGGGAAATGAATAAGAATCGCTACGATGTCGAGCGGGTTAGCTGCGAGGAACGTTACGGCGACTCGAAAGCGACGGGGCCGATTATCCGTTTCCGCATTTTGCGGAACGGCCTCCCGATTCCCGGCCTCTTCGATTACTTCGACGAGGCGGAGGAGGCGGCGGAAATAGAGGCCCGCAAAACGGCGAAAGCCGGGAAAATTTAACAAACCTGCGAAATGTAACGGGTAAGATGAGCGACAATTTAGATAATGCGGCAACGAAAGCCGATCTTGCGGAGCTAAGAACCTGGGTGATTAAGCGGGAGATAAAAGCCATCTACTGGTTCGCTTATATCATGCTGGGCTTTTGGGCGATTATCCTATTCTCGGTCTGGGTTCTCCTTAATGTAACAAATTTCTCCCTTAATTGGCGAATTGACGAACTTTTGCTCCGTTTACCTAAATGAGCGACGATTTAGATAGCGCGGCAACGAAACGGGACTTAGCCGATCTACGGATCGAACTAACCGACCGCATGCAGAAGGTGCAAGCCGACGTAAACAACTTACGCGCCGACTTTAATAGCATGCGCAATTCCTTCCGGCTACAAATTGTCGTTCCTTCTCTAACCCTACTGGTCTCCTTACTTATCCACTACTTTTTTAAGTAGTAGCTAAACTCTCTCGCACGGAGGCGAACCGGCTCGCGCTAGACGGCAAAAAGTAAAAAAGCGCTGCGAAATGAACCCTAAAACCTACTATGCGAAATAAACTAGTCTCCCTACTGGCCGCGCTGAGCCTAATAATCGGCGCTACGGCGCAAGCCGCGACCTCCGCTACCATAACCATAACCTACTTGCCCTATACCATTACCACGGCGGGCACCTACGTTCTAAAATCGAACCTCCAGTATCCGGGGAGCACTCCCGGCCCTAACCGAACTCCGGCGATTAACATTGCCGGGCCGTTTACCGGGCCGGTCGTTCTCGACCTAAAAGGGTTTACCATTTCCGGCCCCGGAGGCTACCAAGGCTTTGCCTACGGGATCGGCGTTAGCGGTAACAACCCCAGTGTAACGGTGCAGAACGGCACTCTAAACGGGTTCGACTACGCCCTAAACGCCGCCTCGACCTCTAACCTGACGGTAAAGAACGTAACCTTTGCCCGTAACGGGGTAAGTATCCAATTTGTAAACGTGGATAGCTCGACGGTAAAAAACTGCGATTTCGTCGGCCCCGCCGCCGATTTTACCTCCGGGATTATCGATCGCTATAGCTCGAAGAATAATTCCTATAGCGGCATTACCTTTACCGCCATCGATTTCCCTTTCCAGGCGACGAATTCGGAGGAAGGCCACCCCATGGTTTTCGACCTTCAACCGCCGCCGGTTAAAACGGTGGCCGTTAACCCCTAAACCCTCAACTTCATCCCTATTGCAAAAGCCGGGAGCGCAAACTCCCGGTTTTTCGTATTTATTACCGCTATGCCCGCCGAAGTTCTCTCTTCGACTTCTATTTACCTTAGCCGGACGATGGTAATCGCCCGGGGCTGGACCCCGGCCCTTATTAAAAAGCATCTCCGGGAGGCCGACGTAAGCGTAAAGGACCGCCAGTACCGCGAACCGATCCGCCTCTATAAGCGTTCGCGGGTAGAGGAAAAGGAGAAGGAGCGTTGGTTCGCCGCTCTCCGGAAACCATGATCCATTTCCGTTGCCAGCGCGGCTCGCTCGAAGAGTCGTTAAAAACGATGGTAGAAATCGGCTCCCGGGGGGAGCTGGTCGCCCATCTTCGGCGAGCGCTTGCCCCCTTGCCGGTTAGCAATAAGAGCATCTCCGTGCGGTACTATGGGTTCGACGAGCGGATCGGCTGGCCGACCTACCTCGTTACGGTAAAAGGCGAGGTCGCCGGTTTTACCGATGGTAAAATCTAGCCCCGGGTTTGCGCTTACTATGCGCAAGACTTCCGCTATCCGGGCGCTCGAGGTTCTACTAAAATCGATTCCTTTGGCCTTCAGCGTCTCTAGGAACGCTTCTTTTACCGTTCCGCTCTCGTTACCCCTCCCGACCTTTAAAAACGCCCGGTAGACCTTTAAAATCGGTCGCTGGTTTTCTTTCGTTTGCATCGGGAGATAGATACCCTCTTCCGGTATGCCTGAAAATGAAATCGTTCCCGTCCCGCTCGAAATCGCCCTCGACGGCAAGATCCACGTCTTTTTCTTTACCGGCACGAAGAAAGCGGATATCCGCTTCGCCCGCATCGAGGACCTCGATAAGGTTTATCCCGGCGATCAGCTTTACGCCGCTATCTACGAGCTAACGAAGGAGCGGAAGATTATCGAAAGTAACTCGAGCGCGACCGCTCCAGGCTAAAGACCCGGTTGCTCTCGGCCAGGGTGCGGATGGCGAGCGGCAATTCCGGCTCGGCCAGAACCGTCTCGTAGAGATCGAGGGCCTCCGCATCCGCCCCGCAATAGTAGGCGGCGACGGCGCATTCGAGCGGGAGAAGGTAGTCGTAGACCGGCTTCTCGACGAAAAGCCGGTCCTCGGTGGGATAGGGAATGTCCAGCGCGGCGTGCAAAAAGAGATAGGCCTCCCTAAATCTCCTCGCCCGGGAATAGGCGATCCCGATCCGGTAGAGCGGCTCCGCCCGTTGCGGGCGGTAGGCGTAGGCGGCGAGATAATCCTCGAGCACCTCCGGGAACGGGTCGCCCCGGCGGGCCCGGATCTCGGCAACCTGGTAAAGGGAGTAGAAGACCTCCTCCGGCCAGCCCCCTTTTGCCGCCCGGCGGCGGTAAAAACGAATGGCCAGTTCCGGTTCGGCGGCGTCCCGATAACTTTGCGCTAAATAAAAAAGGTAGCGCTCGTTCTCCGGCTCGGCTAGCAAGGCCGTTTCGAGGACGATCGCATCCCGGCGGTAGGTTAGCGGGTCGCGGGCCCGGGCACCATCCGGGTAGCGGTAGATCCGGAGTCCATCGAAAGGGTAAACGCCCGGATCGTCCCCCGGCACGGTAATGTACTCGTGCAAAACCCCCCGGTATTCCCAGGGGAGATCCGCCCGCACCAGGGAGGTCTTATCGTAGACGATTTCCCCGGAGACGACCTTTAGGGCATAAGCCTCCCGATCTAAGACCGGGAGATTAAAGCCGGGCTCCGCTTTTAAGATCTCGTCGGCATCGATGATCAGTAAATAACTCGCCTTCTTATACGCCCGTTTAAGCGCTTGCGTGCGGTTAGAGGCAAAGTCTACCCACTCGTCCTCGAAAACGTCCCCCTCTAGCCCCTGCAACGTTTCCCGGGCTATCTCCATCGTGCGGTCGGTCGAGCCGGTATCGCAGATAACGTAGGAGTCGATAAAGGGCCGCACCGATTCGAGGCATCGCCGGAGCACCGGCTCTTCGTTGCGCACGATCATGCAAAGACAAATCGACGGCTTCGTCATTCGCCTAGTCTCAATAGAAAATGCGGGGGTTATTTGCCTCCGTCAGCGCTCCATTGACGGCCCAGGTTCCCGGGCTTACGAGGTCCGGTTCCGGGGAGGCCCCGCCCGTGAGGTTGAGCGAAGCAATGAGGGAAGCTGGACGGATTCGCCGGGGATGGCAGCCTTGCGAAAGGGCGGCAACTTCCGGCGTGGTTAGGGCAGCGGCCCAAAAACCGATCCAACTTATTACTCCCCGGGTGCCGGTATTAGCGGAGGCGGAGGAAATCCCTACCCAGTTCGTCGTTAAACTATTTGGGGAGTTAAAGCCGCCGATGGTCGTCCCGGGAACCCCGTTACGGTAACAAGTACGAGAGCTGGTACTCGCGTAGACAGCAGCCAGATGGTAGAGGGTACCAGCCACCATGGCGCTCCCCCCGTCGGTCGCGGTCGAGATAAAGACGTTATTGGAGCCGGTCTCGGCTAGGGCGATTTTCGTCGAGGAGGGCACCGCTAGATCTAACATATTCTGCCAGCCGGTGCCCCCGGCGGCGGTTATCGTTAGCGGAGCCCCGTCGGTCGGAAAAGAGGACGGCGTAAAGAAGCAGGCCATGGTTAGCGGGGGCGCGGTCACGAGCGCTCCCGCCTTCGTCATATAAATCGATCCCGACCAGCCAGTGCGTGCCATAACGTTTAGTAGGTCTTTACCGTTACGAGAAATAAGGAGACGATATCCGACATGGTATCGTTCGTCGTATCCGAGGCTTTCCTCGTAACGAGCAGCTTAAACGGTTGCTCGGCGCTTAACGATTGGAGGTTAGCGTTCGGGATCGAAATCGTCGTCGAGGTCATAACCGCCGCTCCGGCGGGCGGAGTCGGCGTTCCGACGACCGCCGTGCCATAACTATCAGTATCAATGCTATGCGAGGCGATATTATCGACCGCCGTACTCCATTCGACGTTGCCGGTCGTCGCCGTTACGCTTGCCCAAAAAAGGGTTACTTTTAACCCGGTCGTAAAAGCGGGCGTGCCTTGCGGGATTAGCCCGGTATAGATAGCGGAGGTATCGACGTTGCCCGTTTTAACGAATTGGAGAACCCCCAGCGCCCCGGAATCCCTACTGGCAAAATAGGCGTAGTTACTGGTCGGCGGCTGGCCGTCCATACCCCGGAAAACGGCCATGGTTAGGGTGCCGCCCGTGCCTCCCCCGCCTCCGCTAGCTCCCGCCGGACCTTGCGCGCCGGGAATGCCTTGCGCCCCTCCCGGCGAAACGGCGGAGCCGGAAGGAACGACCGAACCTGGAATTGCAATGCCTGGAGTACTCATAAAATTTTTCTATCCGCGACGAATCTCAAATTATAAAAACCGTGGTTGCCGGTGCGCTCCCCGGCACAAAACCGAGCAGGATCATATTCCAATTCGCCGAAACGCCATACTGACAGGTATAAGTACCGGCGGCGGAGATAATCTGATAGGCGGAGCTGGCACCCCCCGCGTTCTGCAGGAAAGTAAACGTGCTGCTGGCACCCATCGCTGGTTGATTAGTTCCGGTTCCGAGGAGGCTAAAGAGGAATTCCGAGGCTTGGCTGGCCGTTATAGCGAGGCTGGGTTTCGCGGAGTTGGAAGTGCTGAAGTTTTGGACATTGCCGTCGATGGTCGGGAGGCTACCTAACCCGGAAACTTCGGCGAGGATAATACTCTTATTTCCGCTTCCTTGGGGCGTGACCACATTTCCAGCCGCCGCCGCCGCAACATTTGGGGCATGGAAAACGGTTATATACCGGCCATTCTGAAGATACTGCACATCGAGGGTATAGACGTTGCCCGAGGTATCTAAGCACCCGGAAGCAAAAGCGGTGGAGGAATTCATCCCGACAATGTTGGTATTGCCAGCGGCTTGCGCTCCCGTATAAGTGCAAGCGGTAGCGTTCCCGGCATTGTTGCTCTGGGCGAGGGCGATCATTGGGTACGAACCGAAACGGCTAAATTGGCGGCGGAAGAGAGGGCGGTAATTTGGAGACTTAGGGTATTGCCGGTGGCCACGGCTTGGCTAAGCGTTCCGGTGGCCAGCGTCGTCGATACCGCAATACCGGTCGCTCCCGAAATCGCCGTGCCATTAAGCAAAAGCGAAATGGTGCAAGTGCCCGCCGTTAAAATAACGGAATACTTAACTACCGTGTAAGGGGAAGGAGCATCCAGCTGCAAGACGTAAGTCTTAACGGACGGGGTTTCGATAAAAACCGAAAATGCCTGGGCGGGAAGGGCGCTCCTTAAACTATGGCAGGCATTATCCCCTCCAACATAATCGGTCGAGTTCCCGCTTAATAGATTCATTAACCCCGGCTGCGTCGCATCCGCCGGAGGAATAGCGGGAATCCCCGCTGGGTTAAGCAGGGTTAAGACGTTCCCGGCGACGGCGGTTATTTGAAGCGCCCCGGCAAGGCCACTGCCAGCCGCCCCGGCGAAGTAGGCCATCTCCCCGGGAACCGCCCATCCGGCATCGGTAACCGTAACCGTCGTCGTCGCTCCCGAACCGGGCACCGTAAATCCGCCGGAGGTAGTGGTAAAAGAGTTGTGCCCCGCCGCCCCGGTAGGGCCGGTCGCGCCGGTTGGTCCAACGGCTCCGGCGGTTCCCGCTCCGCCGGTCGGTCCGGTCGGTCCGGTCGCGCCGGGAGATCCGGTCGCGCCGGTTGGACCGGTTGGACCGAGAGGCCCCGTGGGACCGGTCGCGCCGGTGGAACCGCTCCCCGTGGCAATCGTGCTCCAACCGCGTATCCCACTTACGTCGGTCCCGTATACTTTAGAAGGCCCGGGGGAGGTAACGTCGCCGACGAGGGAAATGACGGAGCCAGTGACGTTGACCGAGGAAACTCCCGAATAAGTTATCCCACCGGAACCGGGAGTAACGGCGGAAGGAGGAACCGGGTTTAAGAGGGTAACGGTATTACCCGCGATTCCAGTTATTTGTAGCGCTCCGGCTTGTCCACTCCCAGCCGCGTTGGCACAATAAACCATTTGCCCGGGCGACATCCAGCTCGGATCGGCAACGCTTACTTGAACCGAGGCTCCTATTTGGGGGACCGAGAAGCTCCCGAGGGCGGTCGTCGTAAAGGCGTTCCCGCCGGGATAGGGCGCGGGATTTAACAAAGTTAGGACATTTCCATTAATCCCGACGACTTGCAACGCGCCCGCTAAACCCGACCCAGCCGCGTTGGCCACGTAGACCATTTGCCCGACCTCTACCCAGGCCGCGCTGGCGACGGTTGCCGGGCCGGTCGCACCGACATTGGGGACGGTAAAAGGGAGGGTCGAAACGATCGTCGAATAGGCGTTGCCCCCGGTTCCTCCAGTTCCTCCGGTTCCTCCAGTCCCTCCGCCTCCGCCGCCTCCGACGATGGCCCCATAAACGTAGGCTCCGGAATCCCAACTAGCGGCTAGCCGCTGGACGATCGTCGGATTTGGGAAAGCGGTTCCGGGGAGGATGCCGTAGGAGTACTCGACGTCGAGGGTAGCATCCCCCGCTCCGACGCAGGGGGAACCGGCCTGGAGATTAAAATTGCTGTTCGTCGGATCGACGAGGAGAGGGTCGGCGGTTACCGATCCGCCCGGGCCGGAAAGGGAGGTATCGGTGCCGTTGCGGTAAAGGAAATTATTCCCGAACCCACTCTTCGTCATCTCGCAAGAGGGCACCCCGGTAAAGCCGGGATAGGTCCAGAGGATATTATTCTTCCAGGTAGCCGTGCCCGCACCGGTTTGGGTCGAATTCGTAGCAAAAAAGCCGACGTCGTTCCCCGGTTCGAGGGACTTAATAACGGTATTACCGATGAAGAAGTGGGTATCGCCGGGGTTGGGATTCTTATTATCCCTTACCCCGTTATTTACCCCACTTCCGCTTGTCCAGAAGATGGCGCTCGGGTTAAGCGGGCAATAGAAGATGTTGCTATAGATCTTAATCGCCGGAGTGCCGACGAGGGCCTCCATCATCATCCATGAGGAATTGCCGTCCGAATCGAAAGCTTGCGGCGGGTTATGGGCGGTAAAATTCTGGTTCTCGACCCAGTTATAGCGAACAATCCAATTACTGGGATTGGCATGCCCGCTCCCCCCGGTTAGATACGTCTGGATACAGTCATTGTGCCGCCCGGTAGCGTTGCCGGGGGCTCGCATGACCAGCTTATTTTTCTCGACGGTTATATTAACCCCCGACCCTAAGTGGATAATATCCGATTGGTCAGTATTATTTATGGCCGTCGTTAAGCTGTTACCCCGAATGATAAAGTCATGAGCATCGTCTCCTACAATCCCGAACGAATGGTTAAGCGCGGTGCAATTGGCGATCGTCATATTGAATGACTGATTTACGTTCATCCAATTTACCGCGTTATTAATATTGGTCGCTAGCCAGGTTAGGCTATCGATTACGATGTCGTGCGAGCTGGTAATCGCAATCGTCGTAGGAAGACTATTGGGGAACGGAGTGCCGACGGTATTAGGGTCGATCGTTCCCCCGAGGAGGGTAAGGAACGAACGGCTAGCGAGGGTAATATAGGGAAAGCCGGTGGCCAGGCGTAGATCGAGAAAGATGGGGCTACCGCTCGCTCCGTTGCAGCTCGGCGCGAGGGCGCTCGTAAAGGCCCCGGAAAACTGGACGACCATTCCGGCGGCGAGGGCGTTATTGCCGTTAAAGGTGCTAATGGAAGCCGGGGAACCGACGCTCGAACCGTTGCCGGTGCCGCCTTGCGTAACGAAATAGCTCGCTAAACCCGGCGGGCTAACCGGCGGCGTGGGGGCCACGGTAACCCAATTCGACCCGGTACCGCCCGTGCCGCCCGTGCCGCCCGTTCCACCTCCACCCGAGCCCGCCGGTATACTCCATGCGCCGGTCGAATCGAGGTAATGAGTTGGATTTCCGTCTAGTTTTGGAGCTAGCCCGGGAGCGGAAACGGAGACGAGAGGGGAGGTTGCCCCGGAAAGACCGGTCGGTCCGGTTGGGCCCGTGGGGCCGGTTGCCCCGGTTGCACCCGTTAACCCGATAGAGCCGGTTGGCCCGGCGGCCCCGGCTAGACCCGCGACGCCCTGCACGCCCTGCGGCCCGGTAGCACCGCTCGGGCCGGGCGCACCGCTCGGGCCGGTCGGGCCGGTAATCCCGACCCCGGCGGGGCCGGTCGGCCCGATATTTCCGGTCGCCCCGGAAGGGCCGGTAGGACCGGTAGGCCCAGTTAAAGAAGCGCCGGTCGCCCCGCTCGGTCCGGTAGCACCGGTCGCTCCGGCGGGCCCAGTGGGGCCGGTATTTCCCGTATTCCCGGTAGCCCCGGCGGCCAGAAGGGACCAGCGGCTCGGATCGATTACCGGGTCGACCCCGGTCGAAGATAAAAGGGCAACGTAGCTCGAACCGTTGGTCGTTCGGAAAACGGTATCGTAGGGCGAATAGGCAACCGTATTAGACCAGGTTCCCCGGAAAGTATAGCCTTGCCCGCTTTGCCCGACCGGTCCTACCGCTCCGGTTGGCCCAATCGGCCCCGTATTTCCGGTCGGTCCGGTCGGGCCGACGTTCCCGGTCGCTCCGGTATTGCCGATATCGCCTTTCGCTCCCGTCGCCCCAGTCGCTCCGGCGGCTCCGGTAGGCCCGGGTGCACCGCTTGCCCCGGTCGCCCCGGTCGAACCGGTGGGGCCGAAGCTGCCCGTCGGCCCGGTCGGACCCACTAGCCCGGTCGCCCCGCTTACCCCGGCGTTGCCGGTTGGGCCTTGGGCTCCGGAAGGGCCGGTATTCCCTTGCGGGCCGGTTGCTCCAGTATGTCCGGTCGCCCCGGCGGGCCCTTGAATGGAACCGACGTCTACCCATTGCCCCGGTGCGCTCCAAACCCAGCCGTGGCCAGTATCCGAAGTTATCCATAAATCCCCATAGACATTTCCGGAGGGCGGTAAAGCGTTAAAAGTCGAGACCGAACCCTTTAAAATAACGGAAGTGCCGGTCGGTCCAACCGGGCCGGTAGGCCCGACGTTTCCCTGGATGCCTTGCGACCCTTGCGGCCCGGCGATTCCTTGCGACCCCTGGGGGCCGGTCACCCCCACGGGACCGGGAGGCCCTTGGATGTGGCCGACGTTTACCCATTGCCCGGGGGCGCTCCAGACCCAGCCTTCCCCCGTGCTACTGACGATCCAAAGATCGCCGAAGGTATTGCCGGAACTCGGCAAATTAGCGAAGGCGGGAACGGAGCCTTTTAAGACGACGGAGGTTCCGGCGGGCCCGGTCGGCCCAGTGCCTCCGGTCGCCCCCTGAATTCCTTGGATTCCTTGGCCTCCGGTTGCTCCTTGCGGCCCGGTATTCCCCATCGTTCCTTGCGGGCCGGTTGGGCCGGTATGTCCGATCGGTCCGATAGGACCGGTAATCCCTTGCGGGCCTTGCGCTCCGTTCGCTCCGATGGGCCCGGTCGCTCCGGTATTCCCGATCGCGCCGGTATCGCCTTTTAAACCGGTCGGGCCCTGTGCCCCGGTCGATCCCCGAAGGCCGGTCGCGCCTTGGATTCCGGCGGGGCCGGTATCCCCTTTAGTTCCGGTTAAGCCTTGGGCCCCGGTATGCCCGGTCGCCCCGGTAGCCCCCGGTGCACCCGCCGCTCCCGTTGGGCCGGTCGCGCCCGGCGTGCCCGGGCTCCCGAGACCGCCGACGAGCCCTTGCGGGCCGGTAGGCCCCGTAGGGCCGATTGGGCCAGTATTCCCGGTCGGTCCGGGCGGTCCGCCGGAGGGGCCGGTCGGTCCGGGAGGGCCGCTACCGGCTAAGGTAACGCGGACCTTAATCGGCTGCGTGTAGACGGGAGTAGTAGTCTCCGGCATAGCTTTAAAGGGGGTTTATCTCCGGCATATCCGGCCCGTCGCGGACGGCGGCGGGCCCGCCGCAAAGGGCCGCCGGGGCCGCTCCGGGGGCTCTCGCAAGCACCCGCCAGGAATAAGCCCGGGTAAAATCGAGGGCGCTGGTATCCCCGTCGGAAAGAACGAAATTAGTGCCGCTATCCCCGCTCCCGGCGATAAGCTCTTGCGCGAAGGAGGCGGTAACCGGCCAGCTATAGTCCCAGGCGCTCGGCGCGATCTCGAGCCGATAGGTCCAGAACGGAGTAACGAAGGGCGTGCCGTCCCCCTTCTCGAGCGCCAGCGGCAAGCTATACCCGGCGTTCCGGTAAAGGGTAATCGGGATATTAAAAGGATCGTCCACGGCGTGCTAAGAATTACCCCGGGCTAGGCCTTGATAACGAAATTCAAAAAGAGCGACGGTTGCATATTGTTATGGGCGGCCCCGGAGCCCGCCGCCGCCGGGCTAAGGCTAGTTGCCGCCGTGCCGGGGGTAATCGCCCCGGAGGCGGAGGTGGTCACCACCGGGAGGGCCATCGTCTGGCTAAGCCAGTTTGTATTCGCCGGGCAAAGGTTGCCGACCGTCGAGATATTCGCCGCGTTAACGGAGGTATTATTGCTGGAAACCCCGTTCGCGATATAGGTCGTCGAGCCGCCCGCCTGAGCCCCAAAAATCGTTCCGTAGGGGTTAGGGTAAAAGGAAGTATGGGCGTGCCCGGAATCGGTATGATTATGGCTAGGGCCCGCCGGGATTAGGTGGTAATGGTCGGCGGTTGTAAAAGTATGGGAGTGGTTTCCGCCGCCGGGAATAGAATGGCTATGGTCCGGAAGGGCGTGACCATGAACGGCTAGCTCGGCAATGGAGAGGGTATGCAACTCCTCCCCGGTCGTCCCGCCCCGCACCCGGTTCGTTAGACCGGTTCCCTGCCCGGCTCCCACTACCGTCCGGCCCCGTAAATCCGGTGTCGAGAAGTTAGGCCCGGAGCCACCATAGGTGTACCCGAGAACGCTAAAAAGCGCCGGGAAACTAGCCACCGGATAAGAGGTGCCGTCGCACAGTAGGAACCCCGCCGGGGCCGCCGCTCCCCCGAAGGGCATAATAACTCCGGCGGGTAAAACCCGGGCGAAAACGGCTAGGCCGTTTAGGTAGCTATCCCCGTCGTTGGGCGGAACCGGCACGAGACCGGTAGCGGTCGCGGTCGCCGCCGGAATAGGGTCCGCCGTCGTTATATGCGAGCCGCCGTGCGGGGAGGGCGGAAAGATAAGCGGAGTGCCGGTAATGTTATTCCAGGCGACGGCATCGGCGAGGTGAGCATGGTCGACGACGAGATCGTTATTTTGGTCATAGTCCGACTTCGACATGTTTCCACCCCCGGCGGGCGTACTCCAAGCACCCGTTCCGTCGAGGGTATGGGCGGCATTGCCGTCGAGTTTCCGGAGAAGCCCGTGCGCCGTCGTCGAAGCGTTTAAATTAGTGTTATCCGAAGGCGAACCGAGCGAATCGAGGACGATAACGTCGACTCCCCCGGTTTTATGGGCCGCCGCATGGAGGAGCGGAATTCTTGCGTCGCTTAGTTGCGGATCATCACCAGCGACGACCTGTACGTGCGTGGTTGCCTTCGCCCCGGAGCCCACTCCCTGGACGAGGAAAAAGGTATCCGAACCTAATTTTGCCAGGTTATTCGGATCGGCGCTAATCCGGGTCGCTCCGGGAGGCCCCTGGATTCCCTGGATGCCTTGGTCACCTTTATCCCCTTTGAACCCCTGGATGGGGAGTACGATCGATGCGTCGGTTATTAGAGTTGTAGGCATCTTTTTAAGGGATAGATTTAGTTACCGCCGGAACGACCGTTACGTTGCCTTCGACGAGAGTTACCCAGTCCGGCGTCATGGCCGTATCTTGCACCGAGACGTCGTAAACGATGCTCGTACTAACCGGGCCGGACCCTGCCCACCACAGATTGTTTACCGATCGAGCAATGCGGAACGTAAATTGCCCGAAGGGGAGATTGCTCCCCCAAGGGGGGCCTTTATAGAGCGCGGCGGCGTCGCTATCGGTAACGTGGGCCTTTACCGTCATGACCGGCAAATAGTTGGAGAGGTTGGCCGGAAAGAAGGTATCGGCGGTGACCACCGATACCGGGAGATAGAAATCCCGGTTTTGCCGAACTTCGATATCGTAGCTAACCGCCATGCTAGTACTTAATAATTTGGTTGACCGCTAGCCAGGGCTGCATGTTAGCGTGAGGGGTATTGCCGCCGGTTGCCCCGAGGGAGATGCCGGTTCCGCTCGAGAAAAGGCTAATCCCGGTAAAGGCCGGGTTAACCGTTATCCCGACCGTCGCGGCAACGATGCTAATGTTGGACCCGGTCGAAAGAGCGGTCGACCCTTCGTCAAAAACGCTAATATTGTCGATCGGCGCACCGGCATTGACCTGGCGCACCCATACCCCCGGCGATCCGATATATTGCGAAAAATCCGCCGTCGTATGGTAACCCCCGATTTGGGTATGGAGGGGGACGGTATGGGCGTGCCCGGGGTCGACTAAATTATGGCTGTGCGGATTTTGAGCTAAAGAGTGCGAATGCTCGGGGTCATGGACGGAGTGGGTATGCCCGTTATCGATTACCGCGTGCGAATGTTGCGGCATCTCCGCCGAGCTAAGGGAATGGTTCTCCTCCCCGCCGACGCTCCCGAGAAGGCGGTTAGTTAGACCGGCCCCTTGCCCAGCCCCAATAAGCGCCCTTCCCCGGCAATCGGGAAGGTTAAAGGTGGTGGTGCCGTCCCCGGAGCCGTAGAGATTGCCGATAATCCCGTAGAGGGCGGCGTAAGTCGTGCGGCTAATTGCCGCCCCGTTACAGATTAACCATCCGACCGGGGCACTAGCCCCCGCCCAGGTAACGATCTCCCCCGCCATGCGCCCGGCTCCCCAAGCCCCGTTGCCCTGCAAGACTTGGGCCGGGTTGCCGGAGAGAGGGATTAAGAGGCCGGTCGCGTTAACGGTCGCGATCGGTACCGGGTCGCTCCCGATCGAGGTATGGGTAACCCCATGGAGGGGAATAGCGGCGAAGGTATTATTCCCGATTAGGACATGTTGCGGATTATCGTCCGTCGCGTGCAAAGCCCCGGAACCGGAAATATCCGCCAGCGGGAGAGGGTCGCTCCCGGAGTTGCCCTTATGGGTAGGAGCATGGGGAGGAAGGCTCCCGAAGGCCGCCGTCGTTCCGCCGAGGAGCACTTTCGAAGCGTCCCCGGGGGTAATCGGCACGAAGCCGTCGGAGGTCGAACTAGCCACCGGAATAGGATCGTCCCCGCCCGGTAAAAGATGGGTTACCGCGTGCAGGGCGGGCGGAATCGCCGCCGTTAAAGTAGCGATGCAGCTGGTCGCCTCGCTAAAGACGATGGCCAGGAAATTGGAGTCGATTACGGCGTTGCTAGTGGAGGTCGGGGAAATCGTATCCCCGCCGGTCGTATAGGCGTAGTAGATAAGCACCGGCTCCCCTTCCGGGTCGCCGAGGGTGCAATAGAGCCCGATCTCGTTTAGAAGGTAGGCCTCGGTAACCGTGCTCGAATCGATTAGGAATTCGAAGTTGGCCTGGCCGGGAGTAAGGGCGTTCGAGCTATTAATCGGGAACTCCTCCACCTCGTGCTTTAGCGTGGTAAAAGAGTAGGGATCGTCGTTTAGGGCGAGGATGCCGTCCCCGGTTAGGACGGCAAAAGGATAAACCGTGCCGCCGCCCGCTTGCGCCTCGGCGATGAGCGCCCGGCCTACGTTAGTAACGAGAGAGGTATAGACGGCCACGCCGTAGAATTACCCTACCGCTAGGCATAGGCGGTAAGCCGCCGTTTGCGGATGCGGAAAAGGGCCGTCCCCATGTAAAGAGTAGCCGGGGCGACGGTGCGGGGACGGGTAATCGGGTCCGGCCACCTCGACACCGGCTTCGTGGCCATAATGGCGTTATTAAGCGTGGTAATCCGGCTCGGATGGATTAAGGGATCGGTCGTCTTAATCCGGAACCGGTAGGGTAAACCACCATACTGCCACCATTCTTCCACAACGGCATGACCAAAAACGAGGCTGACCAACTTTTGCACGCTATCCGGCGTGCCTAAATGGGCGTTATCGAAGCAAGCCGTCTTTATCATCCGCCGCTTTAGATCCGGCGAAAAGGAGCGGTCGTAGCCGGGGGGCCCGAATTCGACCGCTAGCTCGTCGAGAAGATCCTCCGGCAAGGTATCGACTCGCGGTTTTATTAGCAGGTTGGAGAACTGGTTAATGAAATTCTGATAAGGGACGGCGAAGGCGGAGAGAAGGCCGGAAAAGCGGGGGTCGTTCGCTACTACTCCGGGAGCGAACTGAGTGGTCAGGTCGAAGCTATCGAGGGTAGTATTCGCCATAACTCTAAATTAATCCGTTATCGAGCACGACGGGATCGTCGGTTAAGACCGGTTGTTCCCAGGGTAGGAGCACCGTCCAAACCGGGGCGGTAACGACGACCCCCACCGCTCCCGTCGCGGAGACCTCCGCCGCTAGGAGGGAGGGATCGACCACGCCCCCTAGCTGTTCGAGCCAGCTCTGGATGCGATTATCGACCACCGTCTTTACGTTAGTATCGATGGCCACCTCGGCGGCGGCCAGGATCTTCGGCACGTAGTAGGAAAGGCTAACCGAGTAGGCCCGGGCGATCGGGGTTAGCACCTGCACTAAATCGGAGAGGGGCCGGTTATTGGTCGGGCTACAGGCGTTATAGATGGCGGTTAGGATATCCGTCGTCGGCAAGACCCCGTTATCCATTAGGGGGTAGATCTGCACCGTCCCGGAAATCCCGGGGTTGCTATAGACTTCGACCTGGGCAATCGTCTGGTTGGTGGAGAGGGAGAAGAACTCGTACCCGGCCTGGGTACCGCAGGTCGAGAGGGCCTTCGGCAAAAGGACGAGCCGGTAACGGTAGCGGTCGTCGGCCTCCTTATCCGCCCCCCCGGAAGAGGTCGTCGTATTTACCGCGTTAATGACGAAGGGAGAATCCCAATTCTGAAGCTGAGAGATCTGGCCGGGAAGGAAACCGTTCCCGATTCCCCCGCTAACCGAGCACTCGGCGGGAGCGGCCACGCTAAAGCTCCCGGCGCTAATAACCGCGTCGGCGGTAGTGGCGAAGGTAACCGTCGTCGAGCCGGAGGCGGTCGAAACGACGGTGCCGGTGGGAATCGGGATATCCGCGTCGGCGGGAGCGCTAATCGAGAAGGAGAGGGTCGTTAGGGCGGAGGCGGCGGGAAGCCGCTTCCCCATATCCCCCCAGAACGATCCGAGGACATCTAAATTGTCCCCCACCGCCTCCCGCAAGGTATTCTGCCCGGCTACCCAGTTCCCCGCCGCGAAAGCTTGAGAAACCAGATCGGCAAGATAGAGACAAGCATACCGCCAGGGGTCCGCCGCCCCGAGGGTTAGCGGCTTGCCGGAGGCCGCTTGGAAACCGGCTTCGAAGCCGAGGATAATCGTTTGAGCGATCTGGGCGGTATTCGATTCGAAGAAGAGAGGGGCCGGAAGACCGGCAAAAAAATCCTGTGCGTTTTGCGCCACGAGATAGAATTACCCGCCGGGAAAAACTAAGGGATAGAGACGACCAGATTGCAGATTATGTGCCCTTGCCCGGCGAGATCCCCGACGGAATCGATCGTCCAGCCGATGGAGCGGAAAGTCGCCCGGGGCTCGTACTGGCGGAGCTTATCGATAACCTCCGCCGCCACCATGTTCTGGGCGATCGGGAAGGGCATATCGACGAAGCTCATATCGATCCCGATCCGCCGGTCGAGCATGACGCTCCCGATCGGCGTGTTAATTAAGGAGTGCACGCATTGCATAATCTCGGTCGGGCTATTATTCCCGATGGAGCCCATATCGTACCAGTCGCCGGGAGTGGTTCCGTTTAGGTCGGTAATGTTAAAGGAAATATCGAGCGGCATAGTTAAACTTTCGGAATGCGGATGCCGGAGGGAAGAACGGTGCTCGCTAGGCTCCCGGCGGCCAGGGCAAAACCGCCGACCGAGCCGAAGGTATTAGCGACGCCGGTAATGGAGGCCGGAACGTTCGCTAGGGATTGGACGGCCCCGATCCCTCCCGCAACCGTTTGCGAGACCTTCTGGACGAAATTGCCGACGTTATTTATTACCCCGGTTATGGAGCCCGCTGACCCGGCCAGGCTACTTAAGCCCCCGACGGCGCTAGAGATCCCGCTAAGGGCTCCTCCCACGTTCCCGAGCACCCCGGAGACCGCTCCGACGGTGCCGCTAACCGCCGAGATCCCCCCGACGACCCCGCCGACCGCCCCGAGGGCCTCGTTAACCGTCGCGACGACCCCCCCGATAGTGGAGGCCACCCCGCTAACGGCGGCGGCGATCCCCCCGAGAGGGGAGGTTAGGGAGTTCGAACCGGCGTTAGGGGCGGAGGAGGGCACGCTAACCCGGTATTGTTTAAACTCGACGCTAGCGCTCCCGTGGATAACCTTCCCGGAGGGAGTAACCACCCCGTAGTCGCCCTCCGCTTTCGTAATAACGAAATTAGGGGCGACCGCCCCTCCCACCGGAATGCCCCCGATGATCAACGGAAAATATTGCCCGGAGGTCGCGTAGGTCGTTAGAAGAGCCATGCCCGCCTCGAAGGTCTGAGTGTGCTTGCGGTTAAAGGTAACCGTTAGCGAAAACGTGGCGCATTCCCCGCCGGTCCGCTCGAGCACCGGCACGTTGCCGAGGATTTTATGTTCCGCCCACTCGCTACTGAAGTGGGACTTCATCTCCTTCGAAAGGTAAGTCGCGGAGCTAAAAACGAGACCGCCGAAAGTGCCGACCATTTTTTTAGCTCCCTCCTCCCGAGCCCGAGGTATTAACAATGTTAGGCGAAGCCGAACCGCCGGTCTTAAAGTTAACCGCTCCCTCGACGATAAGCGTACCGACGACGTGGAGATTACCGGCGCTATCGATCGTGCACCCGTTTAAGACGATATTAGGGGCGGTAATCGTTACCGGGCTCCCGGCGGTAATTTGCACCGTCGCTCCGGCGTTAATCGTATAATCCCCGGCGAGAGAGATCGAGATCCCCGCCCCGCAATCGATCTTAAGCGGGGTCGTCGCTACGAGGTTCATGCCCCGGCTGGGGGTAACCGTCAATGTCGAGCCGTCGTCGAAGGTAACGTGCTCGTTTGCGGTATTGCCCTGCGGCGGAGTCGTCGTGCTCGCTCCATAGAGAGAACCGTTCGCGAAAGCGCCCTCCGGCCCGTTATGCAACTTATGCACGATCATTCTCTCTCCAATTCTGGGCAAGTGATAATGGGCGGTGCCCAGGGTGCTTTTTTGGGCGACCTGGATAAAGGCGGTCGTCTTGCCGTCCTGGTCGGGCAAGCTATAACGAGCAACCGGCCCGAGCACCGGATCGTTCTTTGCGTCGGCAACGATGCCGATGCAGGGGGAATTCTGCATCCGGTGGACGGTATGCTCTAACTCGGCGATCCGTTCTAGAAGGTCCATAAAAATTATTTAGGAGTGCCGCCCAACTGCACGTTAATGGGAGTCGGGGAACCGCCCCCGACGATCGGAATTACCTTCCCCGGGCTAAAGGGGCCGCTCGGGAGGGCTTTCGGAGCTTTCGGGGGAGCGCTCGTTTGCTCCTCGTACCCGACGAGGCACTTATGCCCGGAGAGATCGGAGGTATACCCTTGCCGCCCGATCTTATGCACCACCTTATCGATTAGGTACTTGCCGGAGAAATTGCCGAAGGAGTCGTCGAGCTGGATAGTAATCCCGGCGGCGTAACGGAGATCGCCGAACATTTGGAAATCGAAGGTATTCTCTTTCCGGTTCCTATCCCGCAATTCGGCCAGGAGGAGCTTTTTCGCGTCCTCGTTGCGCTGAGCATTGGGGTCGGTCGCCTGGGTATTGGAGCCGGGAAGGAAATCCTTATTGGAGGCCTCCTTTTGGGACTTAGCGATCGGGTTAACGGCCATCCGGGGGATTCTCCTCTTCTAGCTCGGATAAGGGGACGGAAGCCGTTTGCATATTGTCGTTCGCGAAAAAGCGGCTAATAACCGCCCGGTCGTGCGCCCGGAGATAATTCCGCAAGGTCCATAGCTCCTCTTTCCAAGTAACCTTCGCTCCTAGCTCTAGATGCGAATCGTAAACGAATTCCGACATAATTTATTGTCCGACGTATTCCGGGTCCGGGGGAGGCGGGTTGCCGCCTCCCGGCACGTTAGGTTGCATCCCGGCGCTATAGCTGTAGGCTTCGTACTGGTCGTCGTTGCCGGTTAAGGGGGGCCGCTTGCGGGAGTTATGGATGGTGTTAGTACCGTCCGGGGGATTAGGGAGGGTAACCGTCGTCGTAATAAGCTTGCCGGTCTTCGGGTCGATGTATTGGTGCTTGCCGCCCTTTACCTTGTCCTGGCAAGTGGTCTTCATCTTTCCCCCGAGGAAGGGGGAATCCTTCTCCGTAGCGTCGTCATGGAAGATAAAGGAGACCGCCTTAGCCTCCATATCGCATTCCCGGAAGGTAATAACCTTTCCCCCGACGACCATGGTACGCTGGTCGTTCTCTTTCGCCAGCCGTTTAGCCGCCCGGAGATCGGATTCGGCCTCGGTATCGATCCGCTTTAAGGAGGCATCGGGAGCCTCCGGAGTCGCCGGGAGAAAGTCCCCGGCGGCGTCCTTTGCCATTTTCGCGCTTAATTTCGTCCCCTCCGTGCCGGTATGCTTTACCCCGCCCTTTTCCATGGCCGGGTTAACGCTGGTCGCCTTAAATTGCATCGAACGGGGCTTTAGGGTTAGATCGATCGTATCGATCCACATGGTATCCGTTCCCCGGGAAAAGTTATCCCCGGCCCCCGTCCACTCTTTCTGGGAGACCTGGACGACGATCTGGGAGCCCTTTTTTATGAACCATTTATTTCTATATTTCAAATCGGTATCCCGCACCTTTATGTCGCAGGTATGGGCCTCGTTCTCCAGCGTCTCGGTATAGGTAAACTCCTCGATATCGTCGCTAATGTTAGCCGTCGCGCCATTAACGGTAACCGTTATCACCATGTTGCGGGGAATGGCCATATAATCTTATCCGGTAGCGAGCACCCAGGGCGGATAGCCGCCGGTAACCGGAGGGGTTACGGCGGGGACGTTTAGGACATAGCCCGGCTCGAACGACATAACCAGGTAGTACTCCGGATTAGCGTCGATAAGGAGATCGACGTAAAACTCGCTCCCGAAAAGAAAGAAAGAGATGGCGTCGTAGGTATCGTCCATCGCCGTCGTATACTGCCCGGTCGCGGGGTTATAGGTTCCCGGCATAGCGGAGTAGAATTACCCGGGTAATTCTAGGGCATGGCCGAAGGCAAGACATATCAAAGCCGCCTCGTTATTACCGGCAATATCGATCCTAAGCTCTACGCCGACATTAAGAAGCTGGTCGGAGAGAACGGGAAGATAATTAAACAGGCCGGAGACCTCGGCAAGGAATCGAAGAAAGCCTTCGAGGCCTTCGGGAAAGGGGTCGACGTCGCGAAGGTTAAGATCGTCGCCTTCGGGGAGGCAACGAAAGCGGCTCTTCTCCCCCTTCTCGGGCTCGGGCTCGCCTTTAAAGGTTTCTCGACCCTTACTTCGACGATCGAAACCGCTATCGGCAAGTTCGAGGGGATGCGGGATGCCGTCTCTCAATTCCACTCCACGCTGGCCGCCACCGATTACATCGCGGTTATTAAGAAGGGCTCCGAAGAAGCCCTCGACGCCCTTCTCGGAGCCTACCAAAAAGCGGCGGAAGTAGCCCAAGCCGACGTCGGCAATATCTTCGGCAAGGGCATGTTCCGGGGCATCGAGCAAGCCCTCGTGCAAACCGCCGGGCTTAGCCCGCAGGGAGCCTCTAAGCTACTAGAAGGTATTCCGATCGCCTATGCCCGCCTTTACGGCGG